GAACCGTTATCATAACAAAATTCTTCAATGATTTGATTTAATCGCCAATGATAAACTGTATAAACAACATCAATTTTATTGTTAGAACCTTCATCAATACATGAGTTCCAAACACCAAATGGTTTGAAAGACAGACAGCATTCAGACTGACCGTTTTCAAATTCTTTAGACTTGAATGTTCCGATTCCTGAAGTTCCGTAACTGAATTGTTCATAGCAGTATGATTTCAAAATACTTTGAAAACCTGCATCAGTTGCATTCATTTGTTCAAGAAAAACTTCAGTGGCTTTTTTGTAAAATGCAGATAGGTCAGCACCTTGTGCTTTATCTTTGATGTATTTAGAAGGTTCAAGTGTAACTGCGTTCAAGTTCCACAAGATACCTGCAAGATAATCACCTGCTTGATTAACAGATATGAATGCAGTAGGGTCATTAATGAAAATGTCCTTTTGTTCATTCGGTTGCTTGTTGTCTTCAAATTCAGTGTTTATTTCATTTGTAATTGCAACATAGTCTTGAACATCGCGCCAACGGTCAATATACCTGTTGCGTTCTGTTTTCAACTCTCTGAATCTTTCAATAACAAGTTTTTCTTCTTGTTCTGTTATATCAATTGTATTCATTTGCAAATTCCCTTATTATTTATACAGACTTATGTCACCTTTGTAATAAATCTGAAAATTGTCATCTTGATATTCTGAAGGTTTGAACCCTAAAAGTCTTAACCATTTTTTAATTGTTTCATTCTGCTTATAGCAGTTATCCATAATTAATTTATATTGCTTTGACCATTCATCAACTTGCTTTTTAGCACCTTTCAAGAAGGTGATTAAGTTTCCTTTGTGCAGATTATCTGTTGTCAATAAAAATATACCTGCTGATTCATTATCCAACTGAATAAGACCGTACAAACCAACAGGTTCGTTATTTTCTCGTAATTTGACAACAAAAATATCTGAATCTTTAATTGCATCAAGTGTGCATTGTAAATAATTGGAATCATCAGAAGTTTTATAAGTTTTATGAATCTTCTTCAATTCTGTCTTCGTATCTTCACAAAGGTTGTCAAGTACGGCTTCAACAATATAAATTGCGTTATACGTGTTTTTGTCTAATAATTCGCTATACATCAGCCAAATATCCTACGTATAGACTGACCTTGTTGTGCTTGAAGTTCAGCACCTTTGTTACCACCTTGTGTTTCAAGAAGTCTTGATTTAGCTTTTGCCGTTTCTTTTTTTTCTTCTTGTGCAGGTGCAGTTTGTTGTACAACTGTTGGTGAAGGTTTTGAAAATAGTCCCATTTTTATACTCCTTTCGTAAATTGTTTTACTGATTTAACAGGCAAGTTGAAGTTGCCTTTTCTGTATTGAAAAATCTTTACATCAGATTCTTCATTAATTCTTTTCAACTCTGTGTTTATTCTGTCCTGAAAACTTTCTGCATGAACCGTGTTATCACCAACAATAAGAATCTGTTTGAACCCTTTTTGTATAATGTATTCAACACAAGAAACAATTGTTGAACCTTTAAACTGAATCTGTCCTGCGTAAATAAGTCTTTTATTCGGAACCCATTCACGCGTTGTAATGATTTTTTGCTGATAGTTCTGAAGCAAATTGCCAATAACACCGTAATCTGTGCATATCCTGTAATCAGGTTTTAAGTATTCTGCGTGTTGGTTTATTGCTACTTTTACAATTCTTGTATCTTTTAACAGCTTTCTTTCTTTAGCATTAACAGGTGCGAATGTCAGAATGATTACTTTGTATTTATGTGCCGAACAAATTTCTTTTTTGACTTTTGTTTTGACCAAAAAGTGTAGTGCCATTTTCAGAATCACTTGTGTAATAATTGTATGCATTAACGTTTTTAGCTGTTGAATCTTTTGCTTCATCTGTTTTTGCTGTATTCTGTATTGTAGTTGTAGTGTTGTTATGTTTTGCTTTTGAATATTGATAACCTGCAAAACCTGCAAGTGCCGCAAGTGCTAAAAGTGGAAACATAATATTACTCCTTTCTAAAGTCTTTGTTGCCAATTTTTATTAACTGTTTGTATCTGATTACTGTCATAACCAAATTCTTTGGGTGCGTATGCAACAGGACTTGCAAAAGTGAGTGCAAGAGAATCTGCAAAGTCAGTTGAATGAATTTCTGTACCTTTTACAATATTTTCTTTTTTCTCTAATGCGTATCTGCCTGTTGAATCAGAAACTTTAAGGTCAGGAATAATTGAAATATCTCTTACAAATTCTTCAATATATTCTTGGTCTTTGATATATACACCACCTTCTTGCATATACCATGTACGCAAATTGTCAAACATTTCAGCACGTCTGTTTGCATATTTTTTATTGTCATAAGCCATAGAACCGAATTGAACAAGTTCTACAATTGAAGACATACCTTGTGCAACAAGAATGTCATATACTCCCGTTCCGTGACCGTAATCTATAAACACTCTAGCAGGTTTAATTGACTGAATTAATCGCATCACTATACCTGCAAGTCTTACGTTATCCATTTTAAAGAACCTGTAAAATTTCTGAACAACTCTGCCTTGTCTTATTGTTATAATAGTTCTGTCAGAACTTCTTGCAGGGTCTATTCCGATTACGATAGGTAAACCTTCACCTGTAATACCTCTGTTTTTACGTGACATTTCAATATAGTTCAAAGGTATCAATGCGTTAGAAGTTGTCACAAATGCTTCTTGAATTGATGAAGGATATTCTTGCTTAAATAGATACTCACGTCCTTTAAAGTCTGATAGCAGTTTTGCTCTGCGCCATGCAAGTTGTTCATCATCAAGGTTGTAAAGTGCTTTCAGTTCAAGTTCTTCATCAGTCCATTTTATCGGTTCAACTATTTTACGTCTGTATTCGTGCTGTTGATACCACGCATAAAACAGTGTCATGAAGTCTGATTTATCATCAAGACCACTTTGAACCATATTGTAGAAATATGCACCGTCACCTGATGTGCCGTTTGCAGTGCTTTCAAGAATCAGTTCTGAATCAGGGTTATCAGGTATTGTCTGAAGCATACCTGAAACAATGTCATTTGCGTTAGCCCAAAACGCAACTTCAGAACCGTGAAAATAATTAATGGTCATTGAACGACCAACTGATTTACTCCCTGCTGTACCAACTCTAAAACTTGAATCAGTCGCAAGTGCAAGTTCTTCTGTGCTGTCTTTCAATAAAGGTATTTTCAAACCTTCAGGAAGGTTGTCATAATATCTTTTAGTCATTGAAAAAATGTTGCGTGCTGAATCAGATTTATCAGCAAGAACGAATGCGTTTTTAGCACGGTTGAACAGAATCTTTTGAAAATATCTTGCTTCTGTCATGGTGGACATACCGACCTGACGAGATTTCAAGAATATTATCTTACACGGTTTACCTTCTCTTTTACGTGCTTCAATTTTATTGTGTGCATCAAGCTGAATGTTTGAGAAGTTAAAATTAATAATACCTTGATTCTTTGTTTTGATTTTCAGAAAATTACTTGCAAAAAACGGTAAATGGTCTTTGAGTTTTTGCAATTTGTTTAAGTCAATTTCGTTTTCCATAGATACCTTTATTTAAGTTGGTCAAGAACATCAGCAAGACCACCACCTGTTACCTGATGTTTATCAACAAATAAACCACCTAATTTACCCTTCAGTTCAATAGCTTTTATTTCGTGCTGATAGTTTCCACCTCTTTTTTTTGCTCTCAATTGAACTTCTGCAAGTTCATCAAAACAGTCTTTAGCAGAATATTTAATTTCTTCTTTGAATGCTTGTTGTACATTGGCTTCAGCTTCTTTTAACCATAGGGTTATCTTGGGGTTTTTTAGAAGTTTATTAACTTCTGAATTAATTGTAGCTTCACTGCTTCCTTCACAATTGTATGCATAACGGTATGCGTTAGCACCGTTATTGCCATTAATGACATAACGTAAAACAAATTGTTGTTGTTTATCTGTTAGTTTTGGTAAATCAGTCATTGTGTTTTACCTTTCTTTAGGAGTTTAAGAGGGTACGAATACCCTCTTAAAATGAGAACAAAAAAGAAATCAGCAGTGATTAATTGCTACATCAGCAGAATTAATCGTTTCTTTTTGTCCGTAAAAATCGCAAGCATTTTGTTTTATAGCAATAACATTGCATTTTTTATCGTGAATTTCTATATTTTCACCGTAAACCCAACCAAACGGTTTACCTTTTTGAATCTTTATATCATCAGAAGTATATAATTTTCTGACCTGTTCACGACTAATTGTATCAAGTGCTTTTTGACCAACGTCTTTTTGTTGAAAAACTTCACCTGAAAGTTTATTTTTTTCGTATAAAACAGTGATACATTTTTCTTTTTTACCTGTAAAATATGAAAAAATATACAATTTTCTTTCAGTAAAACCTTTAATATCTTCAAGAAACCAAATAACTTTATGCTGAATTTTCTTTGTTCCGTGTATTAAAAACATTCTATGCTCTCACAATAACTCCTGTAATTTAGCGAACATCAACACTTTTTCACCGTTCCCACGACAAAGCAAACACTTTGCATTGTGCTACTTCAGTTGTTTGTTCAAATTACATTTTCAACTTTAAGCAATTTTTAAATTTAAGTCATTAGTAAATAAGCAAGTAATTATTTTTACAAATTTAATTTTTCTTGCTATTATTAGTTTTTGAAAACTTAACATATTGTAACAAACACTAAAAGAAAATTTTAAAAAGAAAATCTTTTGCTTAAAGATAAAATTTAATTTATTAAATTTTATTATTTTATTTTATTTAGTTTTATTTTATTTTATTTGCATTGCATTGCATTTTTTTGCATATGCAAATTTTATGCATTGCATAGTTTTGCATATGCAAATGCATATGCAAAAATCATTTTGCATAACTTTTGCATTAATTTTGCATATGCAAATGCATATGCAAAATTATTCTTCAGTAAATAAAGGTTTTAATTTATGTTTTTCTTTAAAAACTTCAGTATTTATATAATCATCATATCTGCCTAATGCGTATCTGCTCACATTATCGGTAAATGCACATTTAATTGAAAGAATTTTTGCACCGAACGAACACCCTCTTACTTTTATTTCATAGATGTCTTTTATATAATTTTCTAATTTTGTATTTTCTGAATCTGATAATACCATACCAACACTTTTTTGATGTGATATTTTATGCACTTCATTCATTTCTGATATTTCTTCAGAATTAATTAAAAACCATATAAACAAAATTACTGCAAAAACTATTAAAAAAATATGTATCTTTTTCATTTTAATACTCCGATTTTTTATTTCTTTACTTTCTATATACAGAAAGGAGTTAAATCATGAACAAAAACGAATTATCACAAATTCTGTATGCATTAATTAAAACATACGGCAAGAAAAAAGCAATAGTTTTATTTGAAAATCTTATTAAAACTATTGTTTCTTAACCCCATACTTAATTAAAATTCTATCAACTTCATTGAGGACTTCAGATAAAAGTTCCTCATTTTCCTGTGCAATAAACATTTCGCCTTGACCGGAAACAAACCAATTCAAATTAACATTAAGTTTTTTATTCAATTGAATAAAAAGTTGAGCTGAAGGGGTACGTTCACCACGTTCATAATTCGTCAAAGTCATAGCAGGAATGTCAATTTTTTCAGATAGTTTTGCAACTGACAAACCCAATTCCTGACGGAGTTTTTTAAGATTTTCTTTTAACATTTCTACTCCTTTTGTATGAACTTTTGTAAATTATATTCAAATGACTTGACACAATTATCCATTTGAATATAATTGTAAATATAAACTTATTTACTTACTTGTTTATGTAATAGCACAAAAACACGAAAACGGCAAAATTTGACCGTTATTATTCGTGTAGTTTTGTTGCGAAGAATTAAGAAAGAAAGAGGTGAAAACAAAATGACAAGATTACCAAAAAACAAAGTGCCTGTGACGGTTGGTATTCCTTTTGACTTGTTAAGGCAAATTGATGAAAAAGCAAGTGAAGAAAACCTGTCAAGAAGCGAATATGTCGTAAGGGCATTAAAAGAACGAGTTAGCAACGAACAAGACGAAAAATAGGAGTTTAAGAAAATGAGAACAATTTTAAAGAGAGCCGTAAAAAAAGAAAATTTTATTATGAAATTTATCAGAACCCAAAAGCAGAAAGAAGAACTGAAGACGAAAAAAGAATTGAACTTTTTATTTCAACAAGTTTTTCAATTTTATTTTGATGTACTCAAACCAACACAAGCAAAAGAATCTGAAGTTGATTTACCTGAATTTATGTATGACAAGCAACGTATGGAAAGAGCAGAAAGACGTGCGTTCAATGAACTTCTGTACAGAGTTGCAGACAAAAAAGTTGTTAGTAAACTTTGCAGAAAAAGATTAAATCAGCTTAAAAAACAAGGTTTAAAGATTACTTTGTAGAAGGTAGAAATGGCAATTAGAGAAGATAAAATAATAAAACCGTTTTTTTCACACGACTATGCACCACTTGAAGACAAGAACCTTCTGAAGCTGTTCATCACTTTAGGTGCAGAAGGTTACGGTATTTATTGGTTAATAGTTGAGTTCATGCATCAGAACACGTTTGTTGTTGGTGAAGAAGAACTGCTTGCATATAAGATTCACGTTGATGTTGAAAAAATAAAACGTGTCATGAATGACTTTGAACTGTTCAGAGTTGAAGAAACGGAACAAGGGAAAATATATATTTCAGATAGAATTTTGCGTAATTTGAATTATGTTGAACAGAAGAACGAAGCAAGAACGCAAGCCGCAAATGTCCGTTGGTTACTGTCAGCTTTCAATAAATCTTATGTTGAATTTTTCGGTGAAGAACCGATATTGCAGACAGAAGAAATTGAAAACCTGAAAAAATATAATGAAAAGATTCCTGATTTAAAAGCAAAGTTGCGTGACATCATTTATACGTTGAAGAACCTGAAGTTTGATACTGATGTCAATTTCAAACCTTGTGCAAATTGGCTGTTAAAAGACAATAACCTTGCACGGTTGGTTAATGGTGAATTTGGTGCGTTGAAGCATAAGAAGACAGAAAAAGAGTTAAAGCAAGAGCAACAAAAACTTGCGCTTGAAGAAGCTGAACGCAACAAACCTTCAGAACTTGAACTGCAAATTGAAAGTGTGTCAGGAAAATACGAAGCACTTGAACTTATCGCAAAGTATTACGAAGACAAGCAAATTGTCAAAATGAACGGTCGTGCGTGTCTTGTTCCAAGTTTAAAAGACCTGATGAAAAAATTTGATATTACAGACAAAGAAGTTTTTGAAAGGTGTGCAAATGAGTAGAAGAAAGAAAAAACCATACGTTTCAAAATGGGAAAAAGATGCTGTTCTGATTACTTCAACAATTATCAATTTTGAATATCAGAACAAAGAATTTGGTGACAGCTTAAAAAGTGTTTTTTATATGAAAAGCAGTATGTTTCCACAAACAGGCAGAATGTGTGTTTTGTGGGGTAGATGCAATGCAAATGCAGGTGATGAAGTTGTCTGCAAAGGTCGTTTCAATAAAGACGGTGTTTTTCTTATATGGTCACTTTTTATAACGAAACGTGCAGAACAAAACGGAGCAGAACAAAGTGAAGTATAAAGTCGGTCAGATATACATTATGAACATATACAGAAGTGAGGAATTTATAAAGTGCAGACAGAAGAATTTAAAACAGAACGAGAGTTTAATAATAAATTCCCAACAAAAATGTATATCTGTTCAAGATGTGGTTCACTCACCGACAACCCATATCAATGCAGAGAGTGTGAAAATCAGTCAAACAACTTCACTTTGATAGACGAATCATATCAATACACGATTTTAGAAAACGGCAAAACTGAACTGATATTTAAACCGATAGAACTATTCAAGGAAAATAACAATGGAAAACAAGCAGACAAATGAATATATAAGAACATCAAAAGGAAAGAATGACGAATGCTATACATACCGTTATGCAGTTGAACCTTTGCTTGAATTTCTGAAGCCGTTTCAGAATAAAAAAATATGGTGTCCTTTTGATACAGAAGAATCAGAATTTGTAAAAGTTTTCAAAGAATACGGTTATGACGTTGTTTATTCACATATTTCAACAGGTCAGGACTTTTACAGATATGAACCTGAATCATTTGATTTGGTTATATCAAACCCACCGTTCACAAATAAAACTGATATGTTCAAACGTGTTTTAAGTTTCAATAAACCGTTCGCAATTCTGATGTCAGTTTTATACCTGAATGACGGTACACCGTATAAACTTTTCAAAGATATAGACCTGCAACTGTTGTTGTTTCCTTCAAGAATGACATTTAAAGGTCAGGAAAAGAACAAGATAAATTTTATGTCTTGTTATTTCTGTAAAGATTTTTTACCAAAACAGATTATGTTTAGAGAGTTTACGAACACAAGTCAATTAAGTTTCTTGCAGAAGCATGAGGAGATTAGGTGTGTTAATTGACATATTCACTCATTAAACAGGGTGTTATCCCCTTACACCCTGTTTTTCTTTAGTAAAGGGAAGAAAGGAAAAGAGAATGATAGATGTAAAAATTGTTTGTGAAAATGAAAAGTACAAACCGAAGTACGCAAATGAAACAGATGCGTGTATGGACTTAAAAGTTAAAGTTGATGATGAAAAATGTTTAATTGCACCATACACTTCAAAAAGTTTTTCAACCGGCATAAAGGTTCAGATTCCTGAAGGTTATACAATGCTGATATTTCCAAGAAGTTCAACAGGTTTCAAACTTCATTGTATGTTGTCAAACTCAACAGGAATAATTGATGCAGGTTATCGTGATGAAGTCAGACTTGCAATATTCAATTACGGTGATTCAGCAGTTGAAATTGAAGACGGTCAAAGGTTAGCACAAATGATGATAATACCACGACCAAAAATAAACCTGATAGAAGTTCGTGATGATGACGATTTTAAACAAGGTAATCGTGGTGGTGGCATTGGTAGTACAGGAAAATAGAAAGGAAGGTAGAAAATGAATTTTGGTGAAGCATTAGAACAATTGAAGAATGGCAAAAAGATGTGCCGTAAAGGTTGGAATGGTAAAGGTATTTACATTGAAATGCAAAGACCTGATGAACATTCAAAAATGACACTGCCGTACATTTATATTGTAACAAACAATTTAATTACAGATAACCCAAATGCACCGAAGGGAGTAGTGCCGTGGTTAGGAAGCCAAACGGATATATTAGCAGAAGATTGGGAAGTATTAGACAAGTAGGTAAATATGACATTTTTAAGAATACAAAAAATTGACGAATCAAAAAGTCTGATAACTTTTGAAGAAATCACAACAGGTATAAAAGCACAACTTATGAAGGAACAAGTTTACAAGGCAATGCAGAATCTTCAATATTGGCGCAAAGATATTAATGCAACAAACTTTACTTCAATGTTGTATGTTCTGCTTTCAAAAGCTGATGACAGAAACAAATTAAAAATCTTTGTCGGTTTTCCTGAAGAAGCTGTTTGTTGGCTTCTTTGGTACACGAATAAAGAAGTCAGCGAAACAACGTTTTTCTGTAAGTGGTTAGAGGAGTTAAGCAATGGCAACGAGAATTGAAAAGATTTTTAGAGCAAACACGATTTATTCAATGAATGGAATCTTGAATGTTGTAAGCGAATGTATAAATTTGCTTCAGGAAAAACCAAGAATAAAAAAAGAAGAAGTTGCAAAAACTCTTAAAACAATTGCAAAAACGGTTGATGATTTTTTTCTTGAAGAATCAGTAACAGACGAAGAACTTCAAAGAGTTCTAAACAAAGGAAGACGTAAGTGAAAAATATCGTGCAGTATTTATATGGTGAAGAATTTGCAAAACAATATTCCAAAATGAAGGAATTGAATCTTGCTGTTGAAAATGCACTGAATTTTAAATACTGCATGATGTTCAAAAATAATCTTGAAAAAACAATACAAGAATTAGAAAGGAAAGAAAATGTTAAAAAAATTATTTAAAAGACTAAAGATAACACCTGAAATAAGATTAACAGGGTTGGAAACTTTAGTACAAGAACTGTGTATTGATATTAAAAAATTGAAAGCTGAAAATAGAGATTTAATAAAAATTATTGAACTTGAAAAAGAAACAGATAAATCAGTTTTTAAAAAATATCAATACAAGCAATGGTGTGAAATAACTCCTGTTTTGCAGAATTATTTAAAAGATAGATTTCGTATAAACGTTATTAAATACGGTGATGTCGGTATTCCTATTGGTAGGTATGCAAACCATAATGATTTTTTCGGTCAAACTATTGAAGAATACTATGTTTTCAATGAAGACGGCAAAAGTGTTAATAAATATGAGGAAAAATAAAATGTGTAAATCAGAAGCTAAACATATGACAGTTGTAAATCTTGATGCACTTAAAAAGTTAGTTGATGAAAACGAAGCTGAACATGATGCAGTTGTTCAAGAACTTCAGAATAAATTAGATACAGCAGTTCAACAATATAATCTTGTTGTTCAGCAGAACAAAGAGTTGCAAACAGAACGCAATGTTTACAGAAAAACACTTGAAGAAGTTCGTATTATGGCAATAAAAGATTTAACAATAAATACATTTGTAAATATTCAGAACAAAATAAACGAGGTGATATAATGAAAGATTTTCTTTTGAATATATTAGGACTTTTATTAATACCGATTCTTGCAGTTATTTTTGTTGTCATCAGTCCGATTCTGTTATTGATAATGATTATCAAATATCGTGAGAAGGACGAGGTGAAAAAATGAAGTGGGTATTTGACAATTTTCAGGGAACGCAAATATATTATTCAGGAAAATTAATCAACCAAATTAAAGCTATTCTGAAGAAAAGTATGTGTAAAAAATGCCCTGATGACTGTGATTCAAAAATGGTTGAACACTGTGCAGAAAAAGAAATAGCTGACATTATAGAAGGAGCCGACAAATGACCGAAGTTGTATTAATTATTCTTGCTTATGCAGTAGTGATGCTTATAGGACAAAAAATTGACCGTGCTATTGAAGAGGATAGAAACAGAATAGATATTGATGAAATGTATAGAGAATTGTGAGGTAGAAGAATGGCAGAAGAAATGTATAAAAAGATTTACAGTAACACAGAAAATCTCACAAGCAGAGAAATTGCAAACAGGTACGAAGATTTTATGGGAATACCTATTACTGTTGCTTCGGTTAGAGATTATATGAGAAAGCATAATATTAAATATAAAAAACAAACTCATAAAGGAATGCAGAAAAATGACAGATAATAAAGAATATTTTACATATATGGATACTCAAACAGGTGATAATACTATAGAAAAAATAATAATTGACGGTGCTGATATAACAAATTGCATATATTACAAAAAAGGGTGCATTGCTGACTGTGGTATGTTTGCACAAGCTGATTTCAAATGTGAAGGTCAAATTTGTTTATATAAGCAAGTTAAGAAACTTGAACAAGAACGTGACGAATTAAAACAGGAAATCAGCAGACTATCTGACAAAGTACCGTTCTTGATTATGAGAAATAAAGATTTAGAACATCAAAATGAAGAACTTAAAAAGATAATGCACCAACCTGATTTTCTTCTTGCTCTTGCTGATGTTTCAAACGGTGAAAGAAATAGACGTATAAATTTGTTGTCAAGATATGAACAAGCATTAAGAAGAATCTGCAATAAAACAAGACTGATGTTGTCTGTTCATTCAAAACGTATTGCAACAAACGGTGAATTATTCAGTGTGATTACAGAAGCAAATGCACTATCAAATGAGGTATTAAAATGGCAGAAATATTAAAAACAAAATCGCAAATGATTCTGCGTATAGCAGAATTGAGTGAACAGAACACGTTATTGCGTGACGAACTATATAGAAAATCAGAAACAGAACAAGCACTGCAAACTGCACTTGAAGAAAATGCCGAACTGAAAGATAGACAATTACGACTTGCAGAAACATATCAGGAAACACGCAATGTTTGCAAAAAATTAATACAAGAATGTGAAGAATTAAGAAAGACGGTTGAAGGTCAAAAAGGTTTAATCACGGTAGGTGGAAAACAGCAATATAAATACCTGCAAGAAATTGACAGGTTACAGCAAGAAAACAGAATGCTTAAAGAAGCAAATAACGAATATAAAAAAGCAGGTGCAGAGCTTCTTGCAGAAAAGAATGCTTTACAAATTGGGTATGACGAAACAAGAGAAGCAAAAGGACAATTTAAAAAAGTGCTTGAAAGAGTACGAGAAGATATATGCAGTTTTTGTATAGAATGCCAATGTGAGTGCAAAGAATGTACCGTGTTTGAAATAAAAACACAGATAGATGAGGTGTTGAAATGAAATCAGAACAATTAAGAGATTTAGTCATAAAGTATAAAGATGATAACAATTTGTCAGATTTTGATGTAGCTGTTGATATAGGTGTTTCACAAGATACAGTTAGAAGATTCAGACAAGGTGATGAACTTATGCCAAGAACATTAGAAAAGATAGAACGATTTTTTAAAGAAGAAACTTGTGTAAAATCACCTGAAGAACAGAAGTATGTAAACGTGCTGAATAGAATAAAACTTTGTTTATTTAAGATGAAAACGGCTGACGATTCTATGACAGAATGTTTTTACAATGACAGACAGTGTATCAAGTGTGCAAAAGAAAAGTGTGTTTCATATTGGTACAACGAAATTGAAAGAATAATAAACGAGGTTCTGCAATAGTGTCTGACATTCTCATGATAAAAGGTAAAGTTTTAATTGATGTTTCTGATATTCAGGACGTAAGAGGTCTTGAATATCAGGGTGAGCATGATGAATATTTGTCAGACAAGTTTGTTGTGCGTGTATTCAGTAAAACACCTTTTATTGATTTTGTCTGTAATGATTTATCAGAAGCACAAATGTTATACAAGAACCTTATGAAATCACGTCAAGTGGTAGATATAAATGAATTACGGTATGGAAAATGAGAACGAAAGGAAAATAGCAATGGAACTTTTAGAAGTCAAAGATGTGTTACCGATATTAAAATGTAATGAAAACACCTTTAGAACGTGGGTAAAACGTGGTTTACTACCTGAAGGTTTAATACTCAAAATCGGCAATACTCAACGAATCAGAAAAGCTGTTTTAGAAAAATGGCTTAACGGTGAAGTATAAAA